TTTTAATATTTTCGGAAAAGAAATTTTTCTAATTACTACAACATGGTGGAACATTTGTCCAAGCAATTATACCAGAGTATGGAATTCCAACAACATCTCAATCATCATCCAACCGACGACTGTGGCAGCATTAGCACCCCCGGTTCCATTGATAGCAATGGACCCAGCGATGTGCTCCGATGTTGTACCTGCAATGGCACGGTACCATACTCGCGAACCTTGATCCCAGTACGCGTTTGGTGGACGCAGTATTGGTTGTACTGATGCATTTGCAATTGCAGCATAATCATCATCTAAAATGGAGACTACTGATGAGTCAGGTGTTGCTGGGGAGTTTGTCAGGTTGAAGGCCACATTGTACGGTGATACATTACCGCCAGCAATTAATGCCTGAACCGAAAACCCTTTAACACGCCAAAACTCAAATGGGGTAAGGATAGCCAGAGCTTGTGAGCTCCAGATTGCAAACCCCGAGTAACTCAGGTATAGACCGGACGTCGTACCATCGACAGCGATAACGCCTTTAAGAGACACTTGCCCAGGATTGGTGGGGGTGTATCGAAATGTCATCGGCTGTGCAATATAGATCGCTTGCTTATTGGTTGCGCGCTTAGCATTGCGCGTTTGCTTGATACGATTATTCTTCTTCGCTACCATCGTTGTTTTTACGTGTAGATTCCGCTCTACGTACTATTTTTCTCGGTATGTGTGTGATTTTATGTCTTGGACGTACCCTAGCCTTGACGGCTAAATACTACTTAACAGGTTATGTGTATTGGTGATGTCATACGATATGTCATCACTAAAACTCCAACCATCATAGTACTCCTCCAATGCCAACTGCTCATCAGGTGTTATTCCCCATGCTTCAAAAATTTGAACACGTGCCCACGCATCTGGTTCCTTGTATAGTTCATTCATACCACGACTCATCAACTTCATGCCAGTGGCAAAAGTTGGGTCATCGGTGAACTTGCTCATACGCATACACCCAATACGCTGATAACACTTGTAGAAGTTCTGAACTACTGGTACACCACCAGTCAAATTCAAACCTCCAGTACCCACAGCAGTACACCACTTCTCCCTAGTGGCAGCATTGGAAAGGTTATGGACCGAAATGCTGTCTTTTCTCAACGACACAGGAATGTTACGCACCATGCGGCATTCCTCACCCAATTCAATCGGGTGCATTTGACAAAATTCGATCTTGTGCAACTCATAGACGGGCTCCTCTGCCACCATCCTGAATCCCATGTCTAGAAACCACTCATCTAAACCAAGATTAAACCTGTCAAGGTCCTCATCCTCCATCATGACAACGCAATCATCCCCGTTGTTCATGAGTTTCACACCTACGCCTCGTGACTCCGCGTAAGCATGCACCATGGCTGACATGAGGATACAATTACCTAAACCGGTATTCATATCTCCACTAAATCGTTTGCCGGTAACACTGTATTTTAGTTTCCCATCAGCACAGTAACCAGCACCACGATTTGCCATTTGCCAAGCAAGCAAACCTGCAAGCTTCTTGTCCTGGGAATACATATCCAAATAAATCGAATGTTCCCATGCCAACGCTGCAGGTGATACATGCATATCAAACTTGGTTGCATCAAGTCCGACTGCTACCGGCTTCCTAAAGCTTCTCCATTTACCACGCGCAATTTCCCCAATCTGACTCACATTAAACCCTTTCATGACTGTAGGCCCATCACCATAGACCCTACGAATGCCATCGTAGATTTTGTGCTCTGCAGCCTTAATGTACCTCCCCAAACTGAGATTGTACACTGGAGAACGCGGTTGTATGCAACGAGGTGCTTTTTCCGGGTTCACAAGCTCCATCTTAACGAATGCGATAGAACACGCATCTCGTCTTGATAGACCGAGTTGTGTGAGTTGTTTATATGCATTTGCGTATATCGTATGTCTACGACCCGTATACGTGCCTACAGTTTCCTGATAGGTGTACGGGGTGGTCCGGACGGTACGTTTCAGCAATTGTTTTTTAA